TGCAAGGTCTGGTCCGTCTAGAGGATGGCAATCAGGTAATAAAGCTGAACTTTTCTCGATTCCTTTAAATCCTGATGAACCTTTCTACCCTGAGATCAGATTCACCTCAGTATTGATAAACGATAATGGGACGATTATTTATAACACAGATGAGGTCATAGATCCAACCGTTGTTATCGTTAACTTTGATCTGGATATCACTTATCGTACTTTCCCGGACGGTCCGGTTGGTCTTACATATAGAAGACCAGCTCCTGCCTGCTCTCAGGAAAAAAGCGATCGGCCTATTATCTTCGATTCTAAGCCTTTCACGTTCCGCCCTTACCAGGTCAACACAGCTATAAACCTTTATAAAGATCTTTCTAAGATAGTTAATAAGGTATTTGGATTTGATGTTAACTATTATTCAGTTCAGCCTCAAGCTAGAGGAAAGGATGTTATACTTAGGGAATACACAATTTTCGACGTAGTTGAAGAACAGTGTGTGAAAGTTATGGTTCCCAATAACCAGTTCCCTGATAACAAAATAAACTTCGATCCTTTCGGATTGCAATTTGACGAGCCATTCGAGATTCATATCGATAGAGCGGTCTTCGAATCATATTTTGGTAAAGGATCTCAACCACGTAGAAGGGATATCATCTATTTTCCCCTCACAAACAGAATTTACGAAATAAACAGTACTTATCTTTTCAGAGACTTTATGAATCAGCCGATCTATTTTAAGATCGAACTGAAGAAGTATGAGCCAAAATCGAATACCTACTATCAAGATCCTGCTTTCAAAGAAGAGCTCGATGGCATCTCTTTGAACAGCCAGGAATTATTCGGACCAGAAACTCTTGCAGAGGAAGAAAAAGTTACCAAACCCCAACAGTACTTCATCGCAAGCACCGCATTCGATTCTGATCCAGTCCGGGCTTATCTTTACGATGAATTGCCTATTGTTGATTATGAATTGAATAACAACTGGACGATAGTAGCAAATTCTTATTACGACCTGAATGCTGCATTTGTACCAGATTCAGAATTCATCTATGAGCCAGAAGCTTATAGAGTTGCTGCGAGCTACAAATTCTTACCTTCACTGGGAGCAACCGGCGAGTTCTGCTATACGTCATGGATGAATATCAGAAATTATTTGGACACAGCAGCTTTCTCACCAAAAGCACCTTTGCCCCTGGTGGTAACTATCTCTTCTATTAATAGCACAGAGGTTACATATTCAACTTATCCCAAATTTCATAAATTGAGTAAATGGGTTTCTTATGAATCAACCCCAGAAGGTTACGTTTCAATTTCAGGGGATCCCAATTTTTCTGGTGGCTTTAGAGTCTTGGATGTTGTTGACGAATACACTTTCAAGATAACCCGTCCTACTCCTCAAGCACCTGATGAATCCATAGTCTGGAGAATGCAAAAAGCTCAAGCAAGAAACCTTGTTTCTGGCTTGTATAGCGGTTTGGATGCTGATGACCAGCCATATGTTAAGGGAATGAGAATAGATCTGGTTTATTCCGGATCAGCTACACCTGCAGCAAACAATTACATAAACGCAGGTTCAATTGTAGTTAGACTGAACGAACTTGAAGTGAATTCTTGCCTTCAGTTTTCGCCAAATCAAGGAGACTGGTATGGCATAGTAGTTAATTTCTCTAATAAGTTTAAACAATTAGGAATGAACGTTTGGGCTACAAATTCCGATCCGATGTCTCCATCCGAGCAGGGAAGTCAACTAATCAAAGTTCATGAAGATATCAGAACTCTGACCACTACTTATACATTCGCAGCACCTAGCAGTATCATAACTCAAAATAATGATCCTTTCTACGGCACTCAAGAATTTGCTTATAAAATATTTACCGGTCCAATGTACCTGACCAACATCCGGTTAATGGACAGAATGTTAGATATAGATAAGCAATCTAATTTCTTGAATCAGAATGTTGTGAGGGATTCGCAAAACGCAATCTTTATAGATAACGCAAAACCACAATTGAATTTGAGAAAATTCGCACGCAATAGATAATTTATGCCAAGAAGAAAACCAAATTTAGAAAAACAACAGCAGAAAAAAATACAGGATTCTCTAGAAAGCCTCTTAGAGGACGGGCACCATTTCGAACTGGACCGATTGACGGCCGAAGAAATGCCTGCTATGAAAACGATACCACCTTTAGATTTTACCAAAATCCAACTTTTATCAATGGCTGACGCCAAAGAATATTTGGATAGAATGGTTGATTTCTATTATGGGGACGAGCTAAGCGAAAGCACCGATCATTTGAATAAAAAGAAAATGATCGATAACATGCATCTTTCTAATATTCTGCTTCAAATGAAAACCACACAGCATGCTATTATGAAGCTGATGGAGGAAATAGAGCTGGGTAACATGCAACCCCGTATGCTGGAAGTGCTGGGTCAGCTTCAATCCCAACTTGTTGGATACAGTAAAGAGTATCAGGGCTTCATTAAAAATATGGAGGAGAGTTACAAGATTTTAAGAGTCGAGTCTGAACAGAAACTTGCTGCAGGTGCAGCACAGGTCAGAGAAACCGAAGGTGGAGATTTGGAGGTAGATGCATCGACACTTAAGAGAAGCGATGATGGATCTGTTAAAGTTAGAGGTACAAAACTACTGATGGAGGGACTGCATAATGAAAATCAGGAAATTCAGGATGTGAAGGTAGAAGAGATCTCAATTACCTCTAGAGTCGACGCCCGTAAAAAAGCTCAAGAAGAGCAGGCAAGTAGGGTGGAAAGTTTAGACGTCGAAGAGAAGTATGATTTGGACGATAACTTTTTTAATTAACCCTTATGACCAAAAGAAAAAAGAAAGATCCATTTAAACCCCAGGTAGAATTGCCTACACCCAAGGTAACAGTTTTTGGGAAACCTGCTCCCAGCAGTACGATTTCTCCGGGACAGGCTGACGATAATGTTTGGAATTCCGAGAAGGTTGATACGATCCTAAGAAAAGCCGATGAGGAAGGGTTGGATTTTAAAAAGATCCCAAATCCATTCTTTGACGCTAATCCAGAATTTAAAGCACCTAATATAATTTGGGAGTATACCCCTGAAGAGCTGGAAGAAATTAGAAAATGTAAAAACGACGCAGTTTATTTTTCTAGATATTGCCAGGTCATGACTGACGAAGGACTTGCATACATCAGACTCCGTGATTATCAGGAGGACATTATCAAGACATATCAGCAAAACAGATTCTCTATATTCTTAGCACCTAGACAGATCGGTAAGTCAATCACTTCAGCTATCTTTTTGGTCTGGTACCTTCTCTTTAATTACGACAAGAACGCGATGATCTTGGCTAACGTTGGAGACACAGCGGAGGAATTAATGGATAAGGTCAAAGCCATCGTTAGAGGATTGCCTTTCTTCCTAAAACCTGGAATGATAGTGAACAACGTAATGTCAATGAAGTTTGATAACGGGTGCAGAGCGATCGCGAAGACCACGACAAAGACTTCTGCGATTGGTTTTACCATACACTTTCTTTACATGGATGAGTTTGCACACATCCACCCGAATTTCATAGAATCTTTTTTCAGATCAACATATCCTACAGTTTCATCGTCTAAAGTGTCAAGAATCATTATTACATCGACACCGAACGGGATGAATAAATTTTATGATCTTTACCAGGATGCGGTAGAGGGGACAAACACCTTCTACCCATTAAGAGTTGATTGGTGGCAAATACCGGGTAGAGACGAGGAGTGGAGACAGAAAGAAATAGCTAACCTTGGTTCGGAAGAACTTTTCAACCAGGAATATGGAAATCAGTTTCTGAGTTCGTCTTCTTTATTACTTGATTCAAAAGATCTAAAGAAGGTTAAAAATTCAGGTTATGAGTATTTCTGGAGAGAGGTAGAAGCATTAAACGACCGTGAATTGAATTACGAATATCTCACGTGGCATCCTAAATTTGATTACGACAATCCGGTTGGACCAGGTAAAAGATACGTTCTGAGCGTAGATATAGCATCGGGTAACAAGGGGGATTTTACCGTTGTGAATTTCTTCAAAGTTATTCCTTTACCGAAACACGTGATTGAAAGCATGCAAGAAAATGACTATCAGGACGAGACTGATTTTTTTGGCGTGCTGCAGATAGGGATTCTCAGGGACAACACGATGAAACTAGACGAACTGAAGTCTTTCTTGGAAGCGATGTGTCTAGATTACTTTGGACCAGATAACGTCAAGCTTTTAGTAGAGATGAACTTCAAAGGCGAACTATTATTCGAAAAGTTAGTTTCTAATGAAGATTTTTACGAGGAAATTTTTATCTTCACAAAGCAGTCCGAGAATTCGAGACAGATGAAGCCTGGTATTAGATATACCAATGATAAGATAAAAATGAAATATTGCGAAAATTTGAGGACGTACATTAAACGGAATAGAATTTTTATCAACGATTCTAAAAATACAATTCCCGAATTATTATCTTTTGGAATGAATAACAGGGGATCATATTCTGGTATGGGCTCTCACGATGACGTAGCCATGACAGTTGTAAACCTTGGGGCTTTGTTTGAATCTGATGAGTTTTCGCAGCTAGCGGGAGAGGTATATGACGAGCTAGAAAATTTATCTTACAAAGATCTTATTGAATCTAAATTAGAATCAGGCGAATCCCAATCACCCGATCCATGGGGAAGACCCACCTATAACACCAAGCAGGGTGGTGCTTTCAAAAATTTTAATGATTTGATGTAGGTCAAATCAATTTGGGTATTTTAACGATATATAGAAACAATCTGAGCTGGCCACAAAAAAGGGTCAATTCCTAAGATATATAAATGGAAAAAAATTAGTCACGAATGGCACAAAAAGTCAAAATCGATCTTTCACAATTTAAAGCCTCTGGTGTATACACACTCGAGTTCGACGCATCAGAAAGCATTATACTCACGTCGCAAACGATCCGTCTGGTTGTAGGGTTTTCAAATATCGGTCCCTTCAATACCGCTGTGTATCTGCCGGATGTGAAAACGGCATTAGCAGTATTTGGTGATATCGATAGGAGTTTGGAAAATAAGGGTTCTTATTTCCAAAGATCAATCTACACATGTCTTCAGCAAGGACCAGTCTTTGCTTTGAACTTGTTGAGATTAAATAATGATCTAAATTCGGATAACCCGGATGTAGTACCATATCGCAGTTTCTCTGTCGATACAGAAGAAGCTAACGGAGTTTTAACTGAGAGACTTTACAGCTCTTATTACAACAAAGAGAGATTATGGTTCGCAGATCCAGCTTATTTCTTGGCAACACGTTCTATCACCGATCAAAGTAAAATATTGAACGTTGTAAACCTGGGTCAAAAGCCGGTGTCTATCATCATCCGCAAATCAACAGATTCTACCGCTCCTTTGCTTGGATTTAATATCTTTGCAGTTGATTGGTATGGTGCGAACAACGTACCAAGTTTCATGAACCCCTACGATTATATGGAAGATTATTTCATCGATATAATTGCAGTTAGCGGTGATTGGACAGACTATGTTGCTTTGAGCCTTGATCCTAAATGGGCAACTTACTTTACTCCGAATGGATTTATCAAGTCACGCATCGATGCTTTCTTGAATAATCCGGATGTAAATATCGTGACGAGTGTAACCGGATGTATCATTCCTGATTTTGTAGATTTGAATGGTACAAACCAATACATTCAGACACTAGTTAATAACAACACTGCATCTACAGGTTTATTCTGTGCAATCAATGAAGAAGCACTCGATGATATTTGTACTAACCCATCTCGCATTGATTTGGTTGGTAACCACTTGATCGACGAATTAACCTCAGATCGTGATTTATCTTCACCGAATCTTAACTTCTTAAGCTACAATCAGCCATTGCTTGCTGACTTGCTTTATAGCCAGAACGTCTTCGGTATCACCGGTGGTGCTACCTCAGGAAACGGAATGCCATCAGGTACCCTTTTCCGCGGAAATGCCGCAACAGGAGGAAGTGCTGGTATTACAGCTTCTTACTTTAATCCATTCTCTTTCGATTTAACTGATGGAGGCTTGCACTACGTTCAGACAAACGCCACCGGTCCTACTGGTGTCCGCGTTAATCTCCAAAGCTTCTTATCGATCACACCAGTTACTAACTCTTACCTCGTTGGTAAGGTAACTGGAGTTTCTGGATTAACCGGACCGGTAATTAGCCAGTATAACGAGAACGATCTTGTTAAATTGAGAGTTCGCAGTGTAAATGAGGTATCTGGTCAATTGAGAATTTCTTACGACCATCCTCTGGATAATGCTTCATACTACTCACAGGGAATTAGAGTTACCCCGGTATACCAATTAACTGGATATGCTTATGAAACTGGCGATGCTACAACATCGGTAACTCTTTTTGGTAGCGCTTACCAATTTGGATATTGGGACGTAACCTATCGTGATGTAGTTGCTTCTCCAGATGGAGCTATTGGACCATCAATTCCTGGCGGTACAGCGGAAACACTTTTGGCTGGTTCTTACAGCACTCTTTACAATGACATCAATGTGAAAAATCTCCAGGACGGAGACACATATTGGTTGAATTCAACCGGATCCAGCTTAAGATACATCTCAAATGCTTTTGATGTTGATCGTGATCAATATCCTTACACGTTGAGCAGAGCTTATTCGAACGTTAGCTTAGATGACAGCACGCAAACAGATATTGCTGCTTTCGGAACCACTTATGCTACAACTAACGTGGGCACGGCAGTTTCTGCAGGTAAAATTGACTTCATCTCTGATGTAGGATCAATCAACTCATTCATTAACGTGATTTCAAGAGTCGATTCTGTAACATTCACTTGCTCTTCGGTTCCCGAATCGCCTGTGTCTGTAGGAGATCTTTTGGTTTCTACCGACTTAGATATTTGCGCTATCGGCAATACGAACAGACAAAATAGATTGACTAAGGTTACTAGCGTTTCTCAAACCACAACATCTGGAGTGGTTAGGGTAACAACTGCTAGACCTATCCTCTACTATTCTTACACCGACAACGGAACTACAGGTTTGAGAGTTCAGAAATTTAAATCGATCGCTCAGTTTACGAGATCTTTCGATTTCACTTTCCTTGAAGGTTTCACCATGACTGATTACAACCGTCCTAATGGAACTGATGCTCGTGTCAGTGAGATCTTGGATGTTATGTACGAAACTAATATTGCATCTGCGTTGGCTTCGCCAGACGTTATTGCTTACCGCTACATTGTTGATACTTTCAGCGGTCAGATCTTGCCAAATTCTAAATACCAATTGAGTAAATTGGCAATGAATAGAATGCAAGCTTTGGCAATTATCAACGCACCTTCAATGGAGCAGTTTAGAGATTCTACAGATCCTAGATTCACCAACGCACCTACAGCTATCGATCCTTATCCTTCTTTAGAAACAAGGTACATCGTAGATGGCGGTAATTTAGCACTTAATCCTTCTTATACTTTCAGTTTACCTTCTGAAGCACAGGGAGCCAAATTTGCTGCATTCTATACTCCTTACATTACTGTCAGAGAGAATAACAGAAATATCAACGTTCCTCCCGCAGCTTACGTTTCAAACAATTTTGTTTTGAAATTCAGCACAGGTCAACCATATTCGATCGTAGCAGGACAAAAACGTGGTGTTATCACAGGTGGTAATATCGTAGGAGTTGAATATGATTTAACCGATGCAGATAGAGCTAATCTCGAACCATTCGGAATGAATCCTATTATCAGAAGAAGAGGAATCGGAACAATTATCTTCGGTAACAACACTGCTTACCAGCAAGTTAGCTCGGCATTCGGACTTGTTCACGTTAGAGATCTCTTGATTTCTATCGAAACCGATACTATCGCAATCCTTTCAAACTACCTCTTCGATTTCAATGAAGATTCAGTGAGATTGGAAATCAAGACTTTGGTTGATAACTATCTTGATGGCGTAAGAGCTGCTGGTGGTATTTACACTTACCAGACAATCATGGATGCTTCTAATAATACACCTGACGTAATCGATATGAATATGGGTATTATCGATATCAGAATCGAGCCAGCTAGAGGTTTACAGAAGTTGATCAATAGAATCACAGTAACCAGAACAGGCGGAATCGCAGCAGGCGGATTCGTAACATTCAGCTAACAAAAAGTAACAATAAAAATAGAAAGCCCGCTAGTCGGGCTTTCTTTTTGGAATTTAGTTCACTTCCCTTCTGGATATATAGAAAAAATATACTCGCATAAATGGCAGGTTTACCACATTATTCAAATTCGTCTTCGGCGATAAATCTCTACGAACCAGTATATCTCAACCAGTTTGAGGTTCTGATCGTTCCACCCGCTGCGGTTGGAGGAGGAGAATTATTGTTGCAACACGTTAAGTCGCTGAGCGGATTAACACTAGATAAAACTCCAGAGCCTATCTCACAGAAGTATAAGTTCGCAAAAAGAAACTATGCAGGGGGCAAACCAACCAACACATACATGGATGTTCTGATGAGCTTTACAGTTAACTTGAATGAGACTAACTCGATGTACGTGTTTAAAACCCTTCGTCAATGGAGTGATTTGATCTACAATCCATTAACAGGAGCGCAGGGTTTGAAAAGAGATTATGTTGGTTCTATGACAATCAGCATGTTCAATAAGCAAGGAGACGTTTACAGAAGAGTGAGATGTATCGATTGCTTCCCAACCAAAGCGATTTCTGCAATGAACCTTAACTATGACGAGGGTGAAGCAGTTTTCGAGATTAGTCAGTTTGGATGGGCAGTAGATTATTGGGAGGATTTATTCCTATAAAAATTGAAATAACATAAATAATGGCAGGATTACCACATTTCACAAATTCAAAAGCCGGGCTTTTCAACTACGAACCGGTTTATTTGAATCAGTTTGAGGTTCTTATAACACCTCCCGCAGGTATTTCTGCGGCTGGAATCACCTATAAGGGTGAGTCTATTTTGACCCAGCAGATTAAAAGCGTTGAAGGACTAGCTGTTGATATAGCTCCGGCAACACCAGTTGAACAGAAGTATAAATTTGCTTCCAGAAGATATGCTGGTGGTGAACCATCTACTTCAGATCTGAGCTTTTCCACTGCATTTGAGGTTAACTTGGATGACACAAATTCGATGACAGTTTACAAGATATTGAGACAGTGGGCGGATTTAATCTATAATCCATTAACTGGAGCGATGGGATTAAAAACCGATTACGTTGGATCCATGCTTATCTCTGTCTTCAATAAAAGAGGTGATGTTTTTAGAAGAATAAGAATTCCATCTTGTTTTATCGCATCGAGTATAAATGAGATGCCTTTATCCTACGATCAAGGTAACGCTATCTATACTGTGACGATCGAATGGAAAGCGGATTATTGGGACGACCAGTTCTTATAATCCAAAATAAGAAACTTTTACTAACGGATTCCATAAAAAATTGGAATCCGTTTTTTTATTAAGGGGGTTATATAAACAACATGGCATCAAGATTTGGACTTAGACCCGACGAACTTATAAAAGACGTCGATGGTGAAATGGCAGAAAAAATTCTGAGAGAAAAAGAAATAAATTCAGGCATTAAGTACGATCAGCCAAGCATTGAGCAAGAGCAAGAGCAAGAGCAGGATCAGAAAGTTCCCGAAATCATAGAGCCACCGGTGGTTCAGGAAGAACAACCAATCAATGCTTTGCCTGAAAGACCTAATCTAGGAAAAGCTGTTAAAGTACCCCAGCCGCAAACCCATGTGGGAATGGACGGTGGGTGGAAGAATCTTCCACTGCAATTATTACCAACTCAAGGCTTATTCTACCCAGAAAATACACAGATCGCAATCCGTGCCGCGGAGGTGAAAGAGATACGTCACTTTTCCACAATCGAGGAATCCGATTTAATCAGTATCGAAGAAAAATTGAATTTTGTACTAGATAAATGCACGCGTATTTATTTTGGTGATTCAGGTCTCAGCGATTACCGAGACATCAAATATGAGGATCGATTCTATATTATTCTGGCAATACGTGATCTAACCTTTCTACGGGGGGAAAATAGGATTATCCTAAAGCCTAAAATGGATTGCACTAAGAAAGACTGTCCGCTGGGTGGAGGAATAGAACTCAGAACTGGTGTGTTAAATAGATTTGAACTCGATGAGAAAATCACTACATACTACAGTCAGGATAATAAATGCTTCCAGTTTCATATTCCTAAGATTGATCGGGATTTGAATTTCTTTATACCCTCTGTTGGTGTAATGGAAAAACTAACAACTTTTTTCAGATCAGAAAAAGCTAAGAAGTACCAAATGGACGATTCTTTTAGAAAGATCGCTCCATATATTTTTAATGATTGGCGTAATCTAGACGAGAAGCTAATCATCAATAAAATGAGGGAGATAGATTATTGGACAAAAGAAGAATTTTCTCTTGCTTTCGAAATGAGCAACAAATTGAAAGTTGGAACTAAACCAAGCGCATTTATTAAATGCAATTGCGGTGCCGAGGTCACCGCCCCCATATCCTTTCCCGGAGGGTACAGATCTCTTTTCCTTATTTCAAATATCTTTGGAGACATTCTTTGATATTAAGTTCAGATTATGGAATGACTATAAAACTGACCCGCAATGGTTAGAGTCACTACCTTATTGGGAATTCCAATTATGGGTTGATAAACTGAACGAACACATCGAGAAGAAGAACCAGGAGCTTACATCGGAAAATGGAAAGGTACAGGTCTTCAGCTTATCGAATCCCAGCTCAAGGTAAGTTCTGATATATAATTCAACGTGGCTGAAAACTTTATAAGCGAGGAATTTTTATTGGATTTTAATAAATCCTTGGAACTGATTACATCAAATCAATCTTCAATGAATGAACGGTTGGCCAATTTGAGCAGTTCGATCGAGGATTTGTCTGCATCATCGCAGGATTTAAATTCAGCGATTTCTGAAGGATTCAATCCGCAGGAAATTTTTTCAGGTATCCCTAATCTAATCGACGGAATAAATTCTCTCAAAAACACTGTAAAAGATCAGGGTGAGAGCGCAGATCAGTCCGCCAAGAATTTATTTTCTATACTCAATCCGGTAGGGGCTGCAAACACAAACCGGTTTTTATCGGGTATCCCGAGATTCGAGGAAGGCGGAACAATGGATAATACTGGAGCTGCAATAATCGGAGAAAGAGGTCCGGAATTGGTTTTACTTCCTGAGAATTCCCAGATCTTTCCATTAGAGACAAATACTTTCGATCAATTCGAAGCTTATCTGAATAATATCCAGCCAGGAAAATTAATGGGCAATGTGCTGGGTTCGGAGAATGTTATATTAGCCAGAGATGAAGCGGGTAACATTATGGTTTATCCTGATCTCAAAGCAAACCCAGCCTCTAGATTTGAACCTTACAATCTGAATGAAAAAATTCAATCCCAGATAGAGAGTGAAAATCAGATACTGAACAGCCCGACCACTACTTCAACCGAAAAAGAAGAATCGAATGATGTTCTGAGCCTATTAGAAGCTTTTACCAAGAACCTTTTACCTTCTTACCAATTCAGAGAACAAGAATCTAAAGAAGGGGAGGGTGTTTTAGTAGATGTTAAAAGTGAGATAGCAAAGCAGATTGAAAAATTGAAATCGTCTGCAGCTGAAACACCAGGGGCGGAAAAAACCTCTCCGATTCTAGAGCCAATTTCTGCACTTGCTGAGAACGTTCCAAATGTATTGAATAAACCAGGAACACCTACACCGGCGGAAGCTATTGTTGAAAAAGCTGCTTCTTCAGAATTGTCAGTGATAAAAGAGAAGCTGGCTACTCTTCCCCCGCCACCTCCTGTTGTTGCACCGCCACCTCCAGTACAGGTTCAGACGGTTCGAGAGGTAGTAACCGAGGTAGAGAGTACAACAGGGCAAAATATAAAATTCCCTGAAACATTCGCAGTCACGATTACTAAATATGAAGAAGGAGAAAGACAGTTTAATGAGTTGAAACAAATGCTTTCTGACATGTATTCTGTACTTTCTGAGATGAATACAAACGAGCGGGATATCAATACAATTGATTCATACCCGATCAGACCTGTTAATACGGTCTTTTAGAGTGTTTTTTTCCGGAGTTTATTTACCATACATTTGTAAACTCCTCAGCCTATGAAAGAATCAGATTTACCGTCGATAGATAATATTCTATCATTCAATTATTTTTCAGTTAAGCTTGTAGAAGGAAATATAGTTTCCTGTGTGAGTGACTCATTAGAAAGAGCTTCCGAGATAACGGATCGAGCCCAACTGAGAAAGGATGTGATCTATTTAAAGATGGCGGAGGTTTGGTCAGAAAGATCGCACTGCCAGAGGCATAAGGTTGGATGCTTGATAGTGAAAGATAAGTCGATCATTTCTGACGGCTATAACGGATCTCCCCATGGATTTCCAAACGTGTGTGAGGATGAGGAAAATAAAACGCTTCCGTATGTTCTTCATGCAGAGGCCAACGCCATTACCAAATTAGCTAAAAGCACTCTTAGTTCAGTTGATTCGACAATGTATGTAACACTTTCACCATGCTACGAATGCTCGAAACTAATTATTCAGTCCGGCGTAAAAAGATTGGTAATCAAAGAGTTATATAGAAAACTAGATTCTCTACCCTTCCTATTACAGGCTGGTGTAGAAATTACAAGAATAGGAATAATCGATCCCACCATTTGATATGACAAAAGAAATAAATATACAGAGACTTGCAGAGAATTTTATTGAAACTAGATCAGAGAGAAATTTCCAGTTATTATTTGAGCGTTTGAAACCAGGCTTGACTAACCATTGCTTCACCATTCTTAAAGATATGGAGTTAGCCCAGGATTCTTTTTTGAATACGATGTCCAAGATTTGGCAAAAAATTGAGCAGTATGATTGTGAAAGAGGTAACTTCTCTACGTGGTGCTATAATATAGCCCGTAACGAATCATTGCTACTTTTAAAATCTAGAAAGAAATTCGTCTCCACCGATGACGAGTCTATGGAATCGTTATACAACTGCCACAATATGGCAAATGGAGATTATTATGATGTGTTCGATGATCCTAGTTTGACCTTTATCAATGGCCAGAATAAAATTGACGAGCTCTACGAAAGTATTATCCAGGAGATTAGGGAACTTCCTGACCTCTATAAAGATATAATGATAGATCGCGAGATTAATGGAATGAAGTATAAGGATATAGCGGAAAAGTATGACATTAAAAAAAGATCTATTGCAACACGCATAAGACGAGCTCGTAACAAGATCAAGAAAAAAATAGAAAATTTAAGATCAGAATGATGAGTATTCTATTCAAATTGAGATTCTTCAGGGTATTGAGAGAGATCTCTCTTTTCTTTGAGTACCGTTCCCAGATAAAGAACGAAAAAAAATCTTCTTCACTGTTTGAAAAATTCAATCTGAGGATCGATTGGATTGGCCGTTTATACACTGTGATAAACCTCCCTCCTGAAGTTACCGAATCACCCGACCTTCCTAAAGATTCCCGGCCAGCATTTGTCATGGAAGAGATCAAACCGATTAATGACTACCTCAAACAGATTAAACTCGAGGAGCTTGTCACAGTAGGGTTTGAACCAATCAAAAACACGAATGACGATTCTTTCCTAGTTGTCTATTATTTTCTCTTCAGAGAGATTACTTGGCTTTGGATCCTAAGGACAATTGCTTTTTGGTCGATAGCTGCTTTCGCAATAAAATACTTTTTCTTCTCGTAACTGATGCCTCAAGATATAAAGGACTTCGTAGCTGAGGTCAAAAGAAAGCTATGTGTATTCGATTCGAATAAATTTTTATTTGAGGAGGAAGACCATAGATACACGTATTCGGGAGAGAGGTTAGATTCTGTGACCACCTTCTTGAAAACTTTCAAAGAACCTTTCCTCCGGGATTATTGGGCTTCTAAGAAAGCAGCAGAGCGGGGTATTTCAAAAGATGCGATATTGAATGAGTGGAAGGAAAAAGCAGATGTCTCGACAAGACTGGGAACGGCTGTCCATAAATGGATAGAAAACTTTTGGACAGACGAAGAACAGGAATTTCCGGAAGACCAGGAGGTTGCAAAAAGAATCCACAAGTTCATGAAAATCCATGATGAAAAGTTGAAAATTTTCCACCATGTGGCCTCAGAACGGAAAATATTTTCCACTAAGTGGGGATTAGCAGGTACGATTGACGAGATCTTTGCTTTCCATGATGAAAAATTGGACAGGAATCTTCTTGTTATTGGAGACTGGAAATCAAATGCTGAATTCAAAACTTCCAGCCACGAGAAGGGACGTTATAAGAAATTGCTAAGACCTTTCAATGATCTTTATGAGAATCATCTGAATGAATACTCAATACAACTTTCCCTTTATAGATTGATATTAGAGCAATCTGGGATAGAGACTCATTCGGGGTTTCTTTGTCACATAGGGCCTGAAGGAGACGCTAAGATTTACAAAGCTGTAGATTTGAGAGAACGCCTTAAAATTTATCTGGATGAAAATAGAAAAAATCGAGACATTTTTAGTTTAGATTGAAACACTTTTTAGAATTCCCGGTATAGATCATATATTTTCAGACAAATGGCATCAAAACAACCTACTAAAAAAGCTATCAAGGAAGCGATCTCTTCTATCCCAGTAGATGAAATGGACGGTATCTTAAATCAATTAGATCAAGCCAGAATCGAAGATTTGATCAGCAGAATCAACGGTAAGAAGGAAGAAATCTCGAAAAAAGAGTACGCTGTATCGATTACCGCAGAGGCATTCGGAAAACTTAAAAACTTCATGGAAAATGAAGCCGAGTGGAGTCAAACTGAGTCTTTAGGCGTTATTGAGGTTGTGAAAGTTTTGGAATCAATCCAGAAAGAAGGCATTAACGGAGGAACAGTTTTTATTCAAGCACTTCCTCTTGAGGCAATGCATTACTTCCTTTCTAAATCTAGAGGTAAGGGATTACAAGCCGCTAATGATTTCCTGGCTATCTGGAAACCTTTAGACCTTGCCTTGCAACGTACTAAGAGCGATGCTTCAGAGATTAAAGACCTCGAGAAGGAATTAGCAGCTGCACAGCAAGGAATTTCTATCGCATAAGAAAAACCCATCCATCAACTCCATATCACTAATCAGGCGTCGCAAGGCGCCTTTTTAGTGCTCATCGGATTGGTGAGGATATATAGGAAGGTTAAACACTTTATAATATGATAAACAAAATTAAAGAAAACTCAACCGTGATTATGATTGTAATCATGGTTTTATTGCTGCTTAAGCAGTGCAGTGTCAGCCGTGAAATTTCGAAAACCAGTAAAGAGGTAAAAGAATTACGCGCACTAACAGATTCATTATCTCATGAAACTGCTAGTAAAGAAGAGATCAGACAAGAATTGAGAAAATCGTTATTCGATTTCTTAATTTATGAAACCGATCTAGACGATAAGAAAACTTCACTTTCAGAAATCAGACGTAAGGTCGACGAAAAATAATTAATATGGGAAAGGCTAAACTAGTTAACTGGTTCATCATCGGTACTTTTGTATCCCTTTATTTAGCCGTATCGGTTATTTCGACTCTTCACGTAATTAAGTTTTTTGAACTCTCCAATCCATATTGGCTATCAGTTTCTCTAGCAGTTGCATTCGAATTGGGTGCAGCAGCTTCTTTAGCAAGTTTGATTGTATTGGATAAAATGAATAAAGCTCTGGTATGGGCTTTATTCATAGTCTTAACTCTTTTTCAAAGCATGGGAAATGTATATTATTCCTATGTTAATCTCCATGATTTCTCAGGCTGGGTTGAATTATTCGATCTTGTCGACGAGGAAGTGATCTATCAGAAAAGGATGCTTTCCATGATCAGCGGAGGAATTCTCCCATTTGTCGCTCTCGGATTTATTAAATCATTAGTTGATTACATAAAGCCTACTGAGGAAAAAAAGGAAGAAGAGGAGGAGAAAGTGGAAGAAAGCAAAGAGCTTGTACTTGATGGTGGAGAGATAGTAGATAGCGACAAGGACGAAGCTATTCAAACAGTAGATACCGATGCAGATGAAGTTTTCTCTGCTGAAGAATCTTTGATTAGCGTTATGGAGCAGGAGGAGAAAATCGAGCCAGAAACTTTGATCGTGAATGTTCCGGTTAAAGATTTTGAAACCGAAGATACTAAGACAGAAAAAAAGTCTAAGGTTGAAGAGATGAGCAAGGAAGAGGTAGCAAGCATCATAGGGATTTCCAGCGAAGAATTTATTGACGACGACGAGGAGGAATTTACCGAGATAGAAAACGCATCTCAAGAAACTGAACTTCTGGTAGATCCTAACGTTACAATCCCTATCATGAATAAAATACCAGGTCAATCATATTGACAAATAAATAAAATAAGAAAATAAGTTAATGTCTGCAACCGGAGCAAGTTTAGAAGATGCCCAATTTTATTGGGATGGCGGTAGTTCATCGAATGCCGTTGATCCCGGGTTTACCACTACCCTGTATGGTGGTAGTGATCAATATGCTCTGGCGCCTGGTGCATCAGCCAGCACCGATATCCGATATCGGAACGTAGCCCTTGTTAGGGAGCAGATAAAACTTGTTGGACTTACACTTCAGGATTATAACGATCCCAGGGAATTTAAGTTCTTCAACACTAGTTTCAATATATCTTATCAGGCTCAGACCGAAGAGAGAGTGGATGTTACCAGCTTTTTCCATCCTCTTCAGAATTTTTCATCTTGGCAAAAGCAAACCGTGGTATTATCACCGCTGAGCTCAATTAACCTTGATCCCGGTGATTTTGATAATACGAAAGGCGAAATCAGTTTTATGCTGGTTAAGCCCATTTACTCACCCGAAGCTGCTGACGACGAGAAGATCTGTTTTTGGAACTATAAGGGAACACAAAGATTCTTGATAGGATCTATCCTGGTACTTTCAGGAGCGATTAAAGATGGCTACAGATGGAAGGGATGGTCGGTAAGTCCATTCCCTGACGAACTCCAAGAAGGAGATCCGGATCCCACTCTAGGCGGATTTATTTTTTCTAACCCAACGAATAAATCTGTAAAATTAATAATACTAACAGCAACCTAATGGCAACAAGACCACCAGTTTGTCCGCCCACCCAAGTCCCTGGGCTGGCTTTTAACAGAACAGCTTTAGTCGAGGTTTCGTCTGATGGCAACTATGATCCCAATCCTCTTGTTGAACTCAAGGATTTTGGGATGGAAGTAAAATCATTTTCGCACCTTAGAATTTCACTAGCTGAAAGTAAAAGCTATCTTCTCTCACAAACAGATATCGGAGACGATTTCGGTTACGAAAGTTTTGTATTAATCAAGGTAACCTATCCGGAGGACGTACCCCAGACTAAACGTTATTTAGAATGGGAGTACAACGGAGCAAGTTTTTATATTGGAGAACTTATGATCCTAACAGGAAAAAGAACATCTTCAATTGATGCTAAACAGCTTGGTTGGAACATATCAGCGGATGATGTTTTCTATAAGGGGGGAGGTATCATCTTTACCAATCCACATTCCAATATCAAAGTTAAGCTAGAAATCCTAGTAGCTAGATAAAATTATCACTCCGATACGATATATAGTTTTAAAGTTCGATACGAACTAAGATATATAAAAACGAAAAAAATCTTCACAAATGAATCTAATCGATAAAATTAAACAACTCAGAGATGTTACTAAATCTCCCGAGGTAAAAGAAATTTGCGAAAATTTCCTTTCCGGAAATTCGATCCCGGTAAAAGACCACGATATGTTGATGGAATCTGTTAAAGAAATGGAATCACCTGCACAGTCACAAGTTTCGTCACAACATGATCTTCTAAGTGCTTTGCGCCAAGGAGAAATCGACAAGTCTAAAGGATTTGCAAGCAAATTAATGGAAAGCTGGGGCGGTTTGGACCACTCTGGAAGAGCTTACAAACAAGCCGGTGTTTATGGTTCTTATAAGGACGGATTCGATAAGAATAAGAAAGAGGATCAAAAACCTGAAGAGGTTTTGTCATTGCTCGAAAGCCACTCAGAGACTGATGCACACGTTGCTTCTTTATTGGCTTCTCAGAAAACGGAAGATCTCGGTCTTAAAAAGACCTTGAGAGTTTTCGAAGGTGCTGGTATTTCTGGTCACCCTGCGGTAAAAAGCTTGATGCATAAATATTCATCTCTTTTAGAGCAGAATAGATTGCCCGAGTATATCGTTTTGGAATCTTTTGTGAATGAATTCGCAGGCTTTGACTGGGATTCTACAGTAAAGTCTGAATTAGGTAAAATCGCAAAAACAACTAGCTCATTGAAGAATGAGATTGAAGTTGCAAAAGCAGTATATCACATCAAAGCATCTGACCCAACTAATTTCTATGTAAAGGTAGTTGAGAGCTTGAATTCTTGGTTAATCTCTGAAGAGAAATCAGTAGGCTTGTTAACTAAGGATCTTTCAAGATGGCAGTTCAACCCGATCGTTCAGAAGTTGGTACACACTTTGAAAATCAACGAATCTGCTGGTGGATTACACCTCACTAAGAAGCAGGGAGAATCTGAAGTTAATAAGATTTACTCTCCTGTTTTAACTAGAGAAGGTAGATTAACTTTCCAAATGTCTGGTTCTATCTTTGAAGCTTCTGCCGAAGGAGTTAAAAGATTGAAGAGCTCAGAGATTGAAGCACTTCCTATCGATTACAAGAATTTGTTAGAAAGCTTCAATAAGGAATTCGTTAAATTGAACGAGACTGGAGTAAATTTCTACATTTCTAAAACGGCTATCAAATTGGTAGAAGCTGAGTCAGCTCCTGCAGTTTTCATGAACGGCGTTAAACTCCGTTTCAATGACATGAACGAATTGGGCAGAATCTTACACCTTGAATTCTCTTCTATTCCTGGAGTAAATGCAGCGGCTATCACAAAGGATGTGATCAACGTTTACGAGTCTTTTGATAAGATCGTAGAATTGGACATCGCCAAAAATATTTCTTCTAGAATTTATGAAGGTTTATCAGTAAACTTGATCAAGTGGAAGAACCAAGTTTATGTACAGAGAATCAACGAAGGAATGAAAGAAGATTCTTTCTTGAAAACTAGTGGCACACAAGCAATGAAAATTGTTAAAGATCTTTTGAGATTTGATATCTCTGAAGGTTTAAGCCAATTCTTGGAAGGCGAGAATAAATTGAGAGCAGTTATGGTTAACGACCGTAACAAGGTAATCGAAAACATTTCAATTGTAGAAAAAGAAATGAAGAAATTGGAAGCATTAGTTGCTACCAATAAACTTTATGAGTCATCTCCACAAATCAAAGCAGCTTATGCTCAATTGACCAAAGAATTAGATTCTTTGAAAGAGAAATGGTCTGCTATCAATTCAGAAATGGAGAAATTCGATAATGGATACCAAGAGTTGGATATGCTCGAAGAAGGAAAATACTCAATCGGAGATTACGTGAGAGTAAAAGAGTCTGGAGATAATGGTAAAGTTATCTCAATTGATTCTTCTTCAGGATCATACGTTGTCATGATGAATGACGGCAAAACTGGTGAATATCGTGTAGATGAAATCGAAGATATGGAATCAGCTATCAGCAAAGCTAAAGACGATAACGAAATTGCAGCTGATGAGGATCCTAACTACGATCCAATGCAGTTGGACGACCAACCTGAAGAAGTTAAGGAATCTCAAGAAACCTACGCTAAAGCACCAGGCGAAGCTAAAATGGCTAAAGACGATTCAGCTACCGAAAAAAGAGCTGAAAAATTGATGTCTGATGCTCCAAAGGACGAAGAGGTACAGGACAAAACTTCAAAGAAAGATGTTGAAAATCAAAAGGTAGCTCAGTTAGCTGATGCTCCTGAAGGATCAGAAAAAGAAACTAAATACGAAGCATCTCCTGAAATTGGATACAATTTGAGAGAGGGTGAAGATATTTCTAAAGAAGATCCAAATTTGGCTGAAGCACCTAAATCTTCTTCTCAAGAAAAATCTGGTGAAGAATTCATCGAGAATGTTGCTGATCAGAATTTAGCTAAAGCACCTGGTAAAGAAGGTGATATCGGTTATTCAGTAGATAAAGAGAATGGATACAATTTGGATGAAAAGGCTGAAATCGCTGGTGATCCTCACCTGGCGGTAGCACCAGACCCAAAAGCTCCTGATATCTTCGGTGTTGAAAAAATCGGCGATCAGAATTTAGCTAAAGCACCTGGTAAAGAAGGTGACATTGATTATTCAACAGATAAAGAAAGTGGATACAATTTAGATGAAAAAGCTGAGATTGCTGGTGATTCTAATATGGCGGTAGCTCCAGAAGCTAAGGCTAAAAGCGAATCTGCTCCTGAAAAAGTAGGAGATCAGAATTTGGCTGAAGCACCTGGTAAAGAAGGAGACATCGATTATTCAGTGGATAAAGAAAACGGTTATAACCTTGACGAATCTGACGAGGTAAAAAAAAACTAAACCGTAACTTCGCATCTGCTCCTACAAACCCAGATCAGAATAAAAGTCCACAGCCTGACGTAGAAGATATCACAGGAAAATTTGCCAAAGCACCAGACGGGAAACCTAGAGTGGGTGTAATAGGTCAAGATTTAGGCGTTGATAATTCTAAAGACTGAAACTTAGAAAAATTTTAAACTATAAGGATTGTCCGGTTCAAAAAAAGCCGGACAATTCTTTTGCATAAAAAAACATATTAATGGCCAAAATCTACGTCAAAAATTCGGATCTTATGAGAGCAATCAAAGAATCCAAAGAAAAAGGCCATCTGACAAACGAGACAATTTCAATGTTTCTTCTTATGACGGATGGTATATCAAAAAAGATGGCTTATAAAGACGAGGAGGACAAGCAAGACTGCATCGCTTTCGCATTGGAAGACCTTTGTAAATATTGGGACCGATTCGATCCTAATAAGTCAAACAACCCATTCGCATATTTTACCCAGATCGCCAAAAACGGTTTTGCTAAGGGCTGGAAAAAGATTCACCCGCCCAATGCTCCCAAAACCATACCATTCAGTTCTATCACTGGCGACGAAAACACCTATAATGTATAATAGGCAAATTTCTATATCGAGTATATAGAATATCATGTCGATTAAGAAAGTCAAGCCTAACGGATCTTTCATATCCGGTAAATTTATTCCGAAGAACCCGTCTAAGTATATCGGCGATATCAACAACATTATCTGTCGTAGCTCTTGGGAGACACGTTTTTGCAATTTTTGCGACTCGAACGAAAAGATCCTGAAATGGAGCTCTGAGCCGATCGGTATTCAGTATTACAGCAAGCTAGACAATAAAGTTCATACCTACTATGTAGATTTCTATATTAGGGTGGAAAGGCACGATGGGAAAGTGGACGAAATGATATTGGAGATCAAACCGCAACGGCAAACCAAAAAACCGATTCTTGAATCTCAGAACCCGACAGCAAAAGCTCTTAAAGCTCATAACGAGCGATTGAAAGTTTGGATAACGAATATGTCAAAATTCGAAGCGGCAAAAGAATGGGCAGAGAAAAGAGGATTTAGATTTGCTATTGTTGACGAAAATTTTCTATTTAAGAATAAATGATAGATTTCGAAACTGCCATCAGGGATTTTCTTTCCCGATTCACTTCAACATCATCTGCATCACAATCTGCTAATACAGATTTTGGAGCGAGCTATTATAGTGCTTCTAAAAATATAGGGTGGACAGAGGTCAAAGCTGGCAGAATCTATACATTTGATTATCCGATTAAATCACCAGAGGAATCGACATCTTCTTTCGTAGATCGTCGTCCTATACTTATGATAATACCAACACCAGCAAATTATCCGAAAGGTAAAATAGTTGGATTAGATCTGGTTTTGCTCAGACCTGATTTAAGAGGTAATCTTCTCAGAAATCTATCCTCTGTGGTTGGCCTGATGTTTAAAGACG